CCCCTTTCGGGGACCCTCGTCTGTACCTAATAGTATAGATACGGGATAACCTTGTCCTCATAAGGGATTTAGGTTTACTCTCTTTCTAGCGATAATTATTCAGGTTGTACCTGAATAACCTCTAGAAATATAACTTTCCTATCGGAGTTTAATTATGACTAATACGCGTCGGGATCACCGCAGTTTTTGGACTTCTCGTTTGATTGAGAGTCGTGATCCTGCTGGGAATATTCAAGCTTCTCAGACGGTCAATACATCCTTAGGATGGATTGATACATTTGATGGGTCTGATAATCCCTCTTGGAGGCAAAACATTCGTGATCAAGTTTCCGCTACCACTAATTATGATGGTACGAAAACGACAATCAAGTCTGTTCCCTTCATTGATTCTCTCGTCGTGTTTCAGTCAGGCTCGTCTACAGCCGTTGTTGGGAATCCAGAAAACTGTTTTCCTGGCATCCCTGTACCGGGCGCTCCTCTAGGTGTTATATCTAGTGTATCTGATCGAGCATACTCTGATCTCATTAAGAAGGCTAAGGCACAGCTGTCCTCTTTCGAGTCCGGCCAAGACCTTGGTGAAATTAAAGAGACTATTCAGAGTATCCTACATCCGATGAAGTCTTTACGTGATCACACGCTTTCCTATTTTTCTTCAGTCAAGAAACTGAAGAGTAGGTATAAAAAAGCTAGTTCTTTGCGTAAAGCCGTAGCGGACACCTACCTAGAATGGACGTTTGGCTGGAAACCCCTTGCTGCAGACATTGCTGATGGGATTGTTGGGTTGGGCTCTGCCCGTTTACCTAACGTTCCTATCGACGCGTTTGCAAAAAGCCAGTACCAGCACGACGTTTCTACTGTGGACTCTTCTGGTCCAAGTGGCGGAGGCATGATAGCTACCCTTACAGATATCGGGGTATTTTCATGTCGCTTAAAAGGTATGGTGAATGTGTATTACAATGGGGGCCCTCCCAGTTTGCAACAGGAACTGCAGTTAGATCTGCCGAACTTTTTGCCTACTGCTTGGGACCTTATTCCGTACTCATTTGTAGTAGACTATTTCACCAATGTTGGTGATATAGTCAATGCGATTTCCTTTCCTTCCGCTGCAATGCGGTGGGCTTGGAGTACAACCAAAGACCTTCGTAACTGTGTTCAGATATACAGTGACGCTGGTCTCGGTTTCTTCAACCCGTTGGTTAGGACTTTTAGCTCGACTAACTTTGAGATTGAGTCTGCTACCGTAAGTAGGCGCTATATTATACCTGGTAATTATGTTCCAAGTTTGCAGTTTAGTCTGCCTCTTAGTTCAAAACCCTGGGAAAATATTGGTGCTCTTATTGCAAGCAGTACAAAATCTCTTACCCCTTTGTGGTGATCCAATTCTTGTTGGAATCCACTTCTAACGGAGTCTTCAATGTCTTTAACCCTTACCACCCCCATAACTGGCGGTGCTCAAACTGGTCTGACTACGCCTACGTATACGATCAGTGCCGATACTGCTCCGACGAATGCCGGCAAACAGTATGCTGTAACCGCCCTTGGCGGTACTCAATCTGGTGTCGATACTTCGTCGTCTGTCAGTCGGCCCTTTACCATTACTCTTCAGCGTCCGGCGACCCTTAAGTCGCTTGGCCCTGTTGATCCGGTAACGGGTGCTCTACGTTCTGTGCCTCGAAACACGTTTAGTGTTATTGCTCGGAAAGGTGTCACTCCTCTTGCAGGTCAAAGTCCTGTTGTGCTTCTTGCGAAGCTCACCATCGACGTTCCTGCAGGAGCTGACATCGCCGATGCAGCAAACATTCGTGCTGCCATGTCCATGCTTGTTGGTGCCCTTAATCAGGTATCAGCAGGCCTGGGTGACACTCTGATAAACGGTATCATCTAGTTTTCTAGGGGTACCTTTATCATGAGTGACTATTGGCGACTCTTTCTCCAATTCATTCAGGCACTACTTTCTCTTGTGTTAAATCACTAACGGGATCTTCTTCCCAAAGGACTAAGTTGATTTTATGAATCACTCAATCGTTAAGTTGAATCTTCCGGATGGTGATTTGCTACTTCATAGTAGCGCTCACAATTTGACAGTAGCTTGCCTGTGTGGCTTTGTCATGAGGGGGACTTTTGCAGGTCCCCATGGACGTATCTTCGGGATTAGGCGGATCCGTAATAGGTTCCGTTTTTATCTTGGTGATACTGTTCTTTCAACTCGTGACGTGGTTATCGACGGTATGCAGGATGTTTCCTTTGAGTCCTCGCTCTCTAACAAAGAGCTAGGGTCATTGATTAATTTCCTGATGTCCGTTGAAGGCGCAAGCCGGGAGATGCTGGGCCTAACTTCGTTTAGGCTCTGAGTTAGAGTCACAGACTGTGGAGTATATCTATGGGCCTTAGTCCAGATGTTCTTTACAATGCTATCTCATCTGATGTTTGCTATTATTCGCCTTGTCCTCAAATGGGGGCCGCGAATTTAGCTCCAGACGCTTCCTATCAGCAGGTTGCATCTACGGCTTTGCTTAGCTCACTTCTTAAGAAGTGGGTCTATTCCAATACCCGTAATGCTGATCTTGCTGCTAAAGAGAAGTTCCTTGCATTCAATAAAAAGTGTAAGGACTGGTGTTTAGTTTTGGATGAAGTTTGGGATCAAGAACTTTATGGAAATTTCCTTAAAGAAGTGGATCTCTTTCTCCATCCTAACAGCAGGATGCTCTTCGACAGCTACTGGTATATACTAGAAGCTGGTCGAACAGGTCCTGGGTCTTCTCTTGGGGCTAATGGGCAAAGCATGTATGCTAAGCTCTTTAGTTCTAAGATGACCGCAACATCTGATGAACTGTACTTGATGTACAGTACATACGTTAAAATGTACCCTGAGTGGAGTAATGCGGAAATTATCCGCTACCTCCATCACGGTAAATATTCGTATGTTGATAGCAGTCGCAGTAGCTTCGTTCCGAAAAGTGAAGACATTAGTCGTATGATATGCACTGAACCTTCGCTGAATATGTTCTTTCAGCTTGGTTTAGGTTCTCTGATTGAGGGGCGTATGCGGCAAGTCTTTAATTTAGACCTGTCTCTTCAACCCGAAATCAATCAACGACTTGCACAGGAGGGCAGCATCGATGGTTCTTTTTGTACTATCGATTTATCTTCTGCTTCTGATTCTATATCCTTATCGTTATGTGAAACCGTTTTTCCGCCCTGGTTTTACCAAACCTTGGTTGAATTACGGTCTCCTAATACGATTCTGGATGGTGAATCTGTGCGTCTGGATATGGTGTCTACCATGGGGAACGGATTTACGTTTCCTTTGCAGACATTCATCTTCAGCTGTCTTATTAGAGCTGCTTATCATCATTGTGGTTTACGCATTGATGATAGGGGTCTTAAAAATTGGGGGTGCTTTGGTGATGATCTCATCGTTGATAAGCGTGCTTATCGTTCGGTGGTTCGTCTCCTTGGCATCCTTGGTTTTCAATTGAACGGCTCTAAGTCCTTTTCAGAAGGACACTTCCGAGAGTCATGTGGTGCAGACTGGTTTAATGGCCAGCCTGTAAGGGGAGTTTACATTCGTAAACTAACTACTCCGCAAGACATCTTCGTCGCCATAAACCTCTTAAATGACTGGTCTGCGTGTACCGGTATTAATTTACCGATTGGCATCTCTTATCTTATCTCTGAGCTCTCCTTCAAGGAAAAATCCTTTTTGGTTCCCTTTGATGAAAATAGAGATGCTGGTATACGAGTCCCGTCACTTCTCCTCCCTAAAGTAGCTTATGATCATAACTTGTCGTACTCTTATCGAGTATTTCGAGCTGTTCCTAAGTCGATCAGGATAGGAGACGGTACAGTTAAAGTACCGAGAGGACATAAGAGGCTTCTTTATAATCCATCTGGATTATTAATAGCTTTCTTGAAAGGCGAGGTGAAAACCGGTACGATCACGGTTCGGCAAAGCCGTGTGATGTATCGGTCGAAGCGCAGGTGTACCCCTAATTGGGACTACATCCCTGCTACCTCCTTACTTTATGGATGTAAGGTAGGATGGGAGCGGTGGGAAACCGCTCTCCAGGTCAACATTGGTGGTGACCTGGAACCCGCACCGTAAATGGTGTGAAAGGAGCTTAAGTGCTCCTCCCTCTCTATACTATGCCTAGCATAGAGGGG